CCATTTCCCAAGTGTAATCCTCTCCGCTTTCTTTTGCTTCTAAATAACCATCGTATATTCCTTGGAGCGCTGAATCATAGTGAACAATAGTTCCGATTAACCATATAGAACCTTCATTTCCCTTAGATTCCTCAAGTGCGGGATACACAGTAGACATAAGCCATTCTTTAATTTCCTTACGTCTTTCAGGAGTCTTTGTATTTAATTCAGATTCAAAGTCATCAAGTATAATTTTTGTATATCTAAGTCCAAGTTCTGATCTACCGCGAAGTCTTTGGCTAGTACCTTTAGCTATAATCCTATCTCCCTTAGATGTAGTAATTTCTTTCTCAGTCCATTTAGGCCCAGCCATATCACCAAAGTAATAATTTAATGCTGGATTAAACTCTATATGACTTTTAATATATTTAAGATGGTCTACAGCCTGACCTTGTTCTTCTGATACCCAGGCAGCAAATTCATTCTTTCCCTTTGGGTTAAAGCATATCCTATGAAGAAGAGCAGCTTTTGCCATTGTAGATTTTGTATGACCACGAGGCAATACAAGACAAAGTCTTCTAATCGTATTATCAAGAAACAGGTCTCCAACTTCATAATGAAATGGAGCTGGCTTTGATTTCATGAAATCATCTGGAAGAAACAGTTGTCCAAATGCTATCAAATCTTTTGATACCATATTCAAGACTCTTTCTTTCTCGTCTAAATCATTTGGTATTATGTTGAACTTTTCTATTGTACCAATCTCCATTAGGTATTTCTTCAAATACGTTTACCATCTTAAGAAGCTCTGGGCCAGCTACGTAAACCCAAGCTTTTTGTTTTTTACCAGAATCTAATTTCACATCAACCTTAACTCTTTCATAAAGACCAACTTTAATGCCTTCATATAAATCATATTGAGCTAAGTCTTCACTTGTAACGTCATGTATCTCGACTACAGTTCCACCTCCTTGATAGTCTTGTATCATTGCAGGAAATCTTTGATGCCCTGGATAAACAAGCGATGTATTTTTTATTCTTCCAATATTCTTATTTCCATTTCTAAGCGTTCCGTAAACAGCTAGCTTCACTTCTTTGCCTTTAATTTCTTTTTGGGCTTAGTTACTTTTGAAGCCTTTTGCTCCTCTATCTTCATAGATTCTACATAGAAGTTATTTGGAGATTCTTTTTCTCCTATAACCTTTTTAACAATACTTTTAACGCTACTATCATTTATAGCATATGTCTCCAAACACTCCTTCAATTCCTCTTCTTTTAACTGATCATGAACTTTTAACACAAGATCAAATTTAACTTCTTTCATTATGATTCTCCATAGTTATTTATTAATCCCGGCATCTTTATTTCAAAGTCCTCATCGTAAGATGAAAAACATTCGCAACACTCTACCGAGAAATAGTCTTTTGAAACATTATACCATACAGATGCATATTCCGACATAGGGAATCCACATATGAGGCAATCTTTATTTTTCAACTTCTCTCGAAGCTTCAATGAGTTTTTTCGAATCTCCGCCCTGGATAGCATCTAACTGCTCCTTTGTAAATCCTTGAAACAATGTAACAGACTCAGTTCTCTTCTCAGTATCCATCATACCACTAATCTGCATCAATGTCTTAAGAGCTTGAATTTTATCTTTATCTTGAGATCCGTTGTCATCAACAACTTCTTTCATTTTTTCAAGTAAGTAAAGAGGTGTAATCTCAGCCTCATTCAATACTTTGTCTACTTCTTCTCTAATCAAATTCTTAACCCTTTCAGTACTTAATAGTATTTTACCTTGGTAATCTGCGTATTTTTCGTTATTGGTTGGATATGCTTTCATAAAGGCTTCAGCTATACCATCGCCTTGCGCTACATATTTAGCAAATAGGAATTCTCTTCTAGTAGCTTTCTTTCTATCTATCTTCTGTCTATACGGAGAAATACTATTAGAACCAAAAGAATACATATTCTTTCTTAATTCTCCAGACATCTCTATATTATCCTTGCAAACAAAAGTGCCAATAGCTGTCCTAACGTAGTTATTACACACGCCCGTAGACTGACTATTCTTAAGCTCACCTCGCCTTAGAACTTGACAGACTTGTCCGTCGTCAGTCGTTACCCAGCTACCTTCAGTGCCGTCCCTCCAATTGCGAGTTAAATCCTCGTCAGGACAGTATTGGCGAAATTCATCTTCATTGCTATATATCCTATGTTCAACGTTCTTTATTTTTCGAACTAGCATATATTATAATATAACGCTTAAATAGGCTTTTGTCAAGGTTATCTAGCCACACTTCTTAATTCTGTCTTATTTGTGCCTAAGCCAGTCTTACTCCTAATAAAAGGAGAATGACAGCCTCCACACCTATAAACAGGAAATTCGTTAGAACTTGTAAAGTATGTAGCATTCGATGGTTTTAGGTTCTTACTTCCACAAGTAGGACAAACGCTATCATCCATCAATACGCCTAGATTTGGATGATTCTTTATGTATGGTCTTAGTTTAAGATAAACTTGTTCTAAGCCAACAACATCCCTTTTATTGTATTTAAGCATATTATTCAATGCATCCTTATTTCCATTCATACAATCAACCCACAATTGAAAATCGGTTTTAAGCTTTTCATCTAAGCCAAACGTCTTTGTAAGAAAATCTTGCTTATTAGAACTAAAAGCAAATTCTTTTCTTGCAATCTTCAATGTGTCTATTGATTTATATGGAGAAGGTGGATTCATATTATTAAGTATGAATCTTGCATTAAGTTTCCTTATATCGAATCTATCACCATTATGAGCAATAACAATATCAGCTTCATCTAATAATTTCCATATAGAAGTTATTATTCTTGAATCATCCCTTGCTAATGTTTCTTTTGGTGTAACTATGTCAGACATAACATTATCATCATATAACCATTTAGCAGCCCAAGATAGTATATACCATCCTTTTTGAGCGCCATTGTCATCTCTAACCAAGTTAGTAGGTGGAACATATTGCTTTCCAAAAGCCCAAACCCATACAGGCATAGGTGTAGTTTCTATATCAAATAGTAATATCTTAGGAAGAACAGTAAGATCAGATACATCTGTCGGTCTTGTCCATCCCATAGATTCTATTTTTCGAGTAACTGATTTATATGTACGCATAAAACCAGCATTGTCTAACTCATAACATATATCACGTACACTCTTCATTGTCCTAGTATATTGACTTAGAATCTCTATTTCAGCTTTAGTCCACTTCATGATAGTCCCTTTCTTTTTTTTCCCCGATTAATTAAGAACCAGCTTGCTTTAAGCACAAGTCTTAAGATTAATGATTCTATATAAAGAAACAGTGTTTTCATTTTCCCCACACTTTCTCCGCAACGAGTTGTGCGATTACTCCGTATACCGATAAATCTTTAAAAGCATCCATATAGGTTTCACCGTTAACAGCATTATTGCCTTTATGCTTTAATACTATATTCTTTAACCTATTTACTTTATCATTCATTCGGATTACAAGAGCTGTCAATGCAAGCATTCTATCTTCATCATTATCGAGATCACCACCAAGTGTGATATTCTGGCTACCATAGTCATATTGCTTACGACAGAACAATTCATATTGTTCATCAATAATATTTTTAAACCTATCCATCATAATAGGATAGTTCATTTCAATATTACTTATTACTTCTCTACTTTTTTCCATAAGTACTCTCCTACTCCTAATTGATGAAAACCATTAGCAAGACTTTCTATAAGCCCTTCATCATGGTCACAACCAGTATTTACGAGAATCACATGAATTACTTCATGTAAGAAAGTTTCGTTCCTTCTTGATGTAACAAGCTTCTCATCTAGGAATATCTCGCATGTACGAGGATTATTCATTCCAAATAAGTATTTATTATCTTCACCTGCTTTTTCACCATCCATGAACTTAACTGAGTATTTATGTCCACCAATATCTAATTTACGCATTTATTCTCCTTTTTCTTCTTTAATTAAACCCCAAGCTGGAACCGTAGTTGGCATTACTTCTGCTCTTATCGGTCTATCTTTCCGCTTAACGTCATCTATCATTCGCTCCAGAAACTTAATTTGTTTTGGAGGTATCTTTTTTTTATTTCCCATAATCAAATCCCACAATAACCCTCTTCACACATAAACAACTCTTCTTGATCTTCTTGAAGATATGCTTCCTCAATTGGTTTTCTTGATGAATGTAAATAGAGTTTATCTTTTATTCCTTTCTTAGTTAAATCACGTATTTTATTATCTACCTTCAAAACTTTTTTCCACTCTTCTGGGTAATTTGATTTTATTTCTTTCCACTGTTGATTTGAGTGATATGGACAAAATACACAAGATGACTTCTTTACATTCATAAAATCTTTATCTTCTAAATATCTTTTACAATCTTCTCTTGTTATTCTTTCATCTATTAATGGATATCTATATGTAATTCTATGATAATTAGATAATTTCATTCTTTCTATCTCATCTAACGATATTCCAAGCCACATCTCAACTGGACTCATTTTTTGATATTTCTTAAGTCCCTGCAATTTTCTTATTTCTTTTCTTACAACGTCTACTTTATATTCACCAGTGCATTGTCTCCTTACCATTCCGCCATTTTCGGTAAAAGCTGGTATAGAAGCCCACCTTGCTCCATATGAATTCAATCCTTTAACTATATCATTATATAGAGATTTTGTTTCTTTAATCAGTTTTATGCCATTATTCTTTTTTTGCCATTTATTTAGACTATCCCATAATTTATATGTATCTGGTAATTCTGCACCAGGATCAGCAAATATAGCATAATCTGCTCTTTCTATATCTCCAAGCGAACTCATAAGATACATAGCCGTTGATTGAATGCCAAGCCCTAAACTAATTATTTTCATTGATTCCCGGAATTACTATATTATCAAAGTATTCACAGCCTTCATCTACTATACAATTCTTTCCTACCTTCTTACTATCCATTGAGAATCGTAGTTCGTCGTCTTTACGATACATCATTGCACCAAGACATTTCCCCGCGTGCCAATTAGCACAATATCGCCTAGCATCTGTTTTACTACTCTTTTTCATATTAGAACCTACAAAACATAAAAATATAAAACAAGTAAAAAAAATATTTAAAAAAAGCTTGACAAACTACTACTTAAGGCTTATATTGTTAGTACGTGGGGAGATAATATAATATATATATAATATATATATATAAAAGAAAGAAAACTATTACTAACGTAATAGTGAAAGAAAGAAAGGAGATCCCGTGAATGGTAAAGGCGATAGAAGCAGAGTTAGTAATTTTACTCGATATGCAAAAAATTATACCAAAATATTTAAAAACTGGGTCGAAACACGATCTGTAGTACCAGATTATAGAAAAAAAGAAAAGGTTGAAAAAAGCAAGAAATAATGCATCTGCTTACCTTCCTACCAAGAAATCATAAAAATCCCGTAGAAGTACCAAATTCAGCGTTTAATCGCTATATTTATATTTGATCTGTAGTATTATATTATAGGCAATCGATCAGATAGTATTAAACTACAAAAATTGGATTACGATGTGCGTAGGTCTTTATCGCGAAAAAGGGCATCCCGCCTCCCTAGATTGAAAAAATAAGATTTGGTTGAAAATTTTAGGATTTGGTTGAAATTAGATTTTAGATTAAAAATCTAAGTTATAGGTAAAAAAAAAGCCCCTAAATAAATAGGGGCTTAATTTCTAAGGATTAGAAATAAATCTAATTCTTATCTAGTGTCCTACCTTTTTTATAAGGAATGCAACTAACTTTTTTAGCCGTTGGTGTTTTGATATATACACCAATTTCTAA